ACCTCAATGGGGGAAATTGCCGTCATTATGCCTTCGCACGCCCTGTACGTCTACAGCAAGGTGTTGTAAGTTTCATGCAAGTTTGCTCGGTTCAACCGACTAAACGGCATATGGGTTGGTCAACTGGGAGCGCTTGTTGAAGTCCAAGGCATCGATGACGTCCTCTGGATCGTAATCATCCCGCGGTGGTGCGTCGATGCTGATCCATCCGCCATCACGCAAGTATCTCAAGCCTTGGCTGATGCAGTCCACGAACTCGTCGTGTAGCGTTCCTTCGGGGAATGAGCATATCTGCGTGACCATGCCCTCCGCCCAGTCTCTGACGTATCCCTTACGCTTGGACGACTCTGGCACCCACACACGGCCAGCTCGGATGATGTTGGCCACGATGGACAGCCGCTGTATCTTGTCAGCTCTGCCGGGGTTGTAGGCATGGACGGGCAGGTGAGCTTGGTGCAAGTCTTGGATCAGGCTGATGCCTGCGCTCTTGTCCTCCACCAGCAGCAAGTCCACGCGCTTCTTGTTCTTGCCTTCGCCGTACACCACCTCGTACTCGTCGATGACCTTTGGCCGCAACTGGGGATATTGCAGGTGCTCTTGCCAGCAGTCGAGGATGATGACGCACATCCCGCCGTCCAGTGGCTTGAACACGCCCATGGTGATACAGCCAGTCGGGTCGTTGTGCGTCTTGTCCGATGTGGCGCAGTCGTAGCTCTGGATGATGTACTCCAGCTTAGGGAAGGGTTTGCCGTCTGGCCAGAGCCTGAACCACTCACGCTTAACGATGCCGCCCTCTTCGGGGTCGATGATCTCGGCGTGAATCTCCTGCCGACCGAGCTTGGTGCCCTCATACTGGAGAATCTGCTTCTGAAAGCTGGGCGCAAGGTTCTCCACGTTGACGTAGGTCGATGCCTTAGTCACCCTGACGTCATCCCCATCCCGATCAATCAAGTCCATGATCAAGGGCTTGGGCTTAGGCGTGGTCGAGGCAATGATGCGTGTCTTCTTGCCTAACCGCACGGCGAACTGAATCTGATCCCACGCTTCTTGCAGGTAGTCCCACGCCGCCAGCTCGTCCAGCCAAGCTCCATGCCATTGGCCACCGCGGAAACGCTCAGGCTCGGACGCTGGGATGCCCTTGATGAATGCCCCATTGATCAACTTGATCTCATGCAGGCTCTTGTTGTAGTCGGCAACGAATATCTTGGGGATGACGTTGAGCAACCCTGAGTCACCCTCAAAGCACGTGCCGCGGACGTCACCACTCGTTGGGGCGGACACCAGCCACCGACTGTTTGGCATGTTAATAGCCCATTGGCCAATCGTCTCGGCAGCCGCACGGGTCTTACCCGCTCCACGGCCAGCCAGCAGCAACCAGATGTTCCAGCCTTCGCCCGGCGGCTCAATCTGGTGTTTGTGCGCCTGATTGCTCCAGCCAATCTCCCACTCGAACAATGCCTTTTGGTAGATGTTGACCTTCTGAAGCTCCCCAACGATGTACTTTCGGTTTGGGGACAGCTCCTTACTCTTTTCCGTAGGCTTCGAGCTGTCTTGCATATCGTGCTGCCTTGGCCAATTCGCCGAAGATGTTGTGGCTGTTCTCGATCACCAACGGTGCATCGTCATCACCCTTGTGGGTGACGCTGTCGCCATACTTCTTGGGATTGAACTTGGCCAGCAGTTTCAACCGCGTCTCAATCTGGAGCTTGCGGTGACCCAGCATGTCCACCCGCTTGATGGACTTGGTCTTCTCACCCTTCTCATTTACCGACTCGGTCGTCTCTTCCACGAACTCAGGCGTGTCAGCAATCCTCAGGCAATCCTCAGCAATGGCGTCGTAGCCTACATCACGCGCATACGCGATGGCTGTGGAAAGATCAGCATCCTTCTTCATCCAATCGTAGACTGTCCTCCACGCTGGGAAGCCTTCTTGTCTGCATATCTCTCTCAGTGGTATCCCCTCACTGAGCTGCTCACACATCTGTTTGGCTATTAGGGGATCGTATGTGGATGGTCTACCGTTTTTTTTCTTTGCCGCGGATTTTTCTTCGGTCATATTTCAGTCCTTTCGCACATTCGTTTCAGTGCATTGTGGGCTGGAGTTTAACCTGAAGTTGTGGTTCGTGGGAAGACGCTGTCGATGTCGGCTTGCATAGCCTCTATGCCTTGCGGCGTGCCTTGCATTCGATAGACGGGTTCTCCTCCCATTTTGTCGTCTGTTTTGTATAGGCGGATTGCGTATTGGTTGCCAAATACCAGCTCAATGAACCGTGGGGATGTTTTATCTTGTGTCATTGCTTTCTCCATTTGAGTGCTCTTGCGCGGCCACGAACTCCTCGGCGTTTAGGCAACACGGCTGGCGTGTACCAAACTATCTGTGTTTTTAATTCTTCAAGAGCCATCTTCACTGCTTCGCCAGTGTGTTTCATAGCCTTGGCCAATGACTCTGCAAATGTTCCAGCAATCTCTGCCGTCTCATCGTCATACATGATGATGTTCATGGTTTGTCCTTTACCCATAGGCAGTCAAAACAGATGCGCATCATCCAACGCACGAACCAGTTTGGCTCCTTGCCTTTGTTAGGGCGATAAATAATGCCTGTCAGTCCGGGTCGGTTGCCGAACAGATAACACTGCCACTCTGATTTCTCAGGCGTCAGCGTGAATGTGTATTCCTGTGGCTTGTAAACCCATTTATCTGTGTCTGTTGGGTGTTCGTACAGTGGCATGATCACTCCAAGCTCATGTTCATCACGCGCTGCTCCATCACCTTGTTGGCCATGCGCAATGCTTTGTTGTCGGCCTCTAAGCGATTGATCTTGGTCTGCATGTGCATCAATCGGCTGCTGGCTTGGTCGATCCAATCCTTCACTTCTTGCGGCATAGCGAATTCTTTTTCTACAGACTTCACTGGTTTCTGTGTACTTTTAGGGGTTTTGCTCGGTTCAACCGACTGTTTTTTGGCGGTTGTTTTTTTGGCGGTGGTCATTTGTTTGATCCTGTGTTGCGGTCAAGGTTGCGGGTGATCTGCTTCAACTCTTCAATTTCGGCGTTTTGGCGCATTTTTTCTTGAGTTGATGCTTGTGGTCGGAATATCCGATCAAAGCTCTCCATGAAGGCTTTGGAGTCTTCTGGACGGCGTTTGTCGCCTTTGCCTGCTTCGTGTGTCATTAGTCCATGTCCTTTGCTAAACAAACAAGTGATTTTGGGACGGTTCTAAAAGTGTCTGCTTTGCCTTGTTCAGTGATGAGCTGAACTCTGGCTTTTTCGCACAGCGCTTTGGTTTTGAATTCGCCGAGGCGTTCCCAACCCAAACTGTTGTTGCTAGTGTTTTGCAACACCACGAGGATGAATGCTCCGATCATGTGTTTCTGCTCCTTAATTTGGCTTCAACCTCTTCAACAATTGCTTCGGGGTTTTTAAGTTTGACGCAATAATCAATTTCCTCATCCGTCAGGCCAACCCATTTACGCTGTGCGTCACTCTTTCCAGCTTCATAAATCAACTCAGCAAATTTTTTGTTGTATACCTGATACCACCTAGTGCTTTTGTATCTGCTTGCTGTGGCTCCATCCGCAAATGCAGTTGCCAACGCTTTGAAGTTTTCTACATCCTCTTTGTTCATGTGTTCTTCTCCTCTGATGGGCCATTGAACAGCGCCATGCCAAGTTGCCCAAGCATGACCGCCTTTAACTCTTCACGTTCTTCTTCTGGATATTCCTGAGCAACTTCATCCATGATTTTCATGATGCTGGCGGCTACTTCTTTTGCTGGAATTGGTTTTGCACTCATGTGTTCTTCTCCTTACGTTTGGCGTTAGCCCAGCTTTTCTCCATAAGTTGCCTTGTCTTTTTGTCATAGTAATAAACAAACCACATCACAAACGGCAATGACCATGCTAGTCCAGCTAGAGTCCATGCCAAGCCCAACAAAATCCATTCGACCATCATGCGTTTTTCTCCTTACATTTGTCTGCAACTGCCCATATTGCGCCTAAAGTTAGCGAACGGTTTTCACGCAAAAGTGTTTCTAATTCTTCGCCAGTCAGGTCTACCCATTTGCGGGGTTGTGGTGTGGTGTAGAGAGGGATTCCAAAAATCATTGCTTTTCGTATTTCCTCAAGAGTAGCTGGCTCACCCTGCTCTGCCTTGGGTTGTGGGTGAAAGTCGCTATGCTCTTTCATGGCTTTGCGGCTGAAAAAGCCGGACGTAAACTCTTGCTGTTGCTTGGATTGTGAATACTGACAAACACAATTCCATTTTCCACATAAGTTACATGGCATTGCTTACTCCTTTATGCCGTGGGCGGCTTCGATTGCTCTGGCAAAACGAGTTCTAAAGTCATTCACAATTCCGACCAAAGTCATATTTGACACTATATCGGCGATTTCATCAATTTGCTCATTCGTCAGCGGCTTGCGTTGTTGTGGTGTGGTGTAGAGGTCTCCAGCAACAGGACCGTTTACCCAATCAATGTAATGCCGAGCGATGGATTCATCACCACGCAAAGGAAATACACGACAACACGCCACAGGCTCACCCTGCTCTTGCTTGGCTAGTGCTTCTTCTAGGGCTTTGATAGCGTCTTCTGCTGACACCGTGTAGTTGCCTTCGATATGCTCAAGCGCCAGCTTCATTGCTTCAATGGTCATCATCTTCTCCCCAAGGATGGTTCACAGCATCAGCGTACAACGCCAAGCAACCTCCTACGATAAAAATGGCAACAATGCCGCCAACAACAATGTCAATCCAATCCATCATTTACCTGCTCTTTCTTTGCTGAGATACAAAAAGTTGTGTTTGTAAGTGCGGCGCAGTTGGATCAATGCTTTGGTGGCTTGCGCCAACTCTTCGTTTGAGAATCTTGCCCAAATCGTAGGTTTGCCGTCCTTGTGTTTTTCTTTGAGGTAAATCATTTTTCGTGCTCAAGTTTGAAAAGCAACATGATTGCAAAGACACACGCCCATACGGTCAACGTAACTTTTAAACCCGTTGTCCAATTAGCCAAATCCCAACTTGCTGAGATGCCAGCGCCAATCACGTACCAAAACGCATAACTGACAATGAATGGTGTCATGCAATACCCGATGATTGAGAAGTAGCGCTTCATGGTCATTGCCTTTGGCTTGGGATGCGGTTCAGGATGGCTTCAGCCGCGTTTTTGAGGGCTGTGCATGTCTCACCCTCATCTTCGGCTGCCGCCAGCTCTTTGACCAAGTCTGAGCACGCTTGGCGCTCGATGAAGATGGCACGCTTGGTTGTCTCAATGGCCACGGTCATGATTTCAGCTTGGGCGATGGCCATGGCTTCGTCAAACTCTTGTTGAGTGAAAAACTTGACATGCCCAGCATTTCCCAAGATTTGTTTTTGCAAGTCGCTAATTTCTTTCATGATGTCCTCAGTTGTTTGAAAAGTAATATGCCAAGCCAACCCACATCACCAGAGCCACGTAGGCCATGAGCAGGTTGCGCCAGCTATTGTTTTGCTCAGGTGGGTAGAACCACCCTGCACGGTCGATTGAGTTGGGGAATGCTTCCAGCAGCGTGCGCGGGTAACAGCGTGTTGTTGGGTTGAGGTCTTCAAGCATTGGCAACCTCCAAGGCTTTTTCCAAGGCGGCGATCAACTGCTTGGTTTGGTTGTGAGTCAACGTCATGTGGGTGCGGCCACCAGGCACGTTCAAGCTGATCCAGACATCATCGTCAAACTGGTCAACAAAGATAAAGTGGCGAAGGTTTTCTCCGTTGATGCGAATTGAGTTTTCCATGTTTTGCTCCTATGGGGCCGAAGCCCCATTGATTAGTTGGACAAAGGTTTTGTTTCAGCAGACAAAATGTCTTTGGTGATCTTGGTGTGTTTGGCGACCAAGTCAGCAGGTGCATTCAGTTCTTTGGCAACTGAAGCCCATGACGTAGATTTTTTCTCTGGAGTGTGTTTGATGGTGGTCACGTACATCGTGCCAGCATATGTGCCTGCGCCAAGCAGTTTGATTTGATCTTTGAGAGCTTCTGCTTGCTCGGTCAGTTGGTCAATTTGGTCTTGGATCAAGCCGAGTTGGTCAACGATTTTGAGGGTGGTTTTGATTGCGACTGTCATTTGGATTCTCCAGTTAACCTGCATCATTGCAGTGGAGTTAGTATAACTCCAAGTTAAAGGAAAAACCATCCTTCACAAACATTTTTTGTGTGAAAACCCTATGTTTTGTGTTGTATTTTTACACAGACGAGAACTTGTGTTTTCAACGTCCAGAGACGATCAAGTCAACCGCACGTTCAATCGTGACGTTCAAGGCGTCAATCTCTTGCATCTTCTTGAGTTTCCACATCTGGCGTTGGCCATGCCACCCATTGCGGCTGCCTTGATGGCAGTCTTTGCACAGCGCAACGCAGACGTATTGGCTGTGCTGCTTGACATGGTGTGCATCGCTGGGCGGTGGTGCATCGCACACGGAGCAGGGCAGCTCCTTAACGAGTCCTACCCATGCTTTCTCTTTCTTGTTGAGCGTGTTGTTCATGGTTTACCAAACATTGGTTCTTCCCATTTTGGAATAGACAAACCAGCCATCAACAAATTTTCTTGTGGCAAATGAAATGCAGCCTCAGAATAATATTTGACTTGCTCAATCAAACCCACGCACTGGTTGTATGCCAACACCGATTTAACATGCGCCGTGTTGTTCTCCATGAGTTTTTCTAGACCCTGAATTTGGTTTGCAATCAAAACAGATAAAGCGGCTTGTCTGCTCTCCTCGCTCAGTTGAGACTGCAATATTTGAACTTCATTGATTTTTTTCATTTGTTTCTCCTAAGTTTTACGACAACGAACGATCCAATGCCCTGTTGGAGGCTTCCATTGATCGCCAGACCTCAATTCGAGCCTGTGCTGCCACCAACCCCCACCGAAGCGCTTCCGCCTTCTCTACGGCCTCTCTAAGCCCTTTGAGCAGCTCGATGTACTGGACATCTGCATAGGCTTCGATCTCCGCGGCTGCGGCTGATTTGGCACCGTTTTCAAGGGCTGTCTTCATGAGCATGGCTTTCTTGCTCTTGCGGTACTCCTCAAGATAGGTCACCTCGGCTTTGGCGTGGGCGTACTTGGCACCCTCTTTGTAGATAAAGTCAACCGACTTGTTGATGTCGTCTTGGTTCATACGTTCTCCCTTCTCAGCCATTCGGCCATTAATAGCGCCTCAGCGCGTCCATTGTCTTTCTTGCGTTCCAGTGGTGCTGTTGGCCACAACTCACGTGCCAGCGCAAGGCTTTTGTCTTTGTCGTTGTCCAGCTCCATTGCCCTCTTCCAGACTCGTGGTGGCACGGCGTGGAAGGTGCTGTTGAAACGCTGGAGAATGGAGATGGCGGCACCATATGCCACGCCAAATTTGAACGTGCTGGAGACGCCTTGCTGGGGCATAGCGTGGACAAACTCAATGACAAACTCAGCGTCTTGTTTGTCCAGCGCCTGAGACATCTCTGCGTGCACCATACGGCTGTCGATGTATCTTCCATCATGGAGCATATCGCCACACGATACATACTTGCCGTGGTGATCGACCATCCCCCAAGCTCCTGAAAATCCGGGATCGACCCCTACGTAAATCATTTTTTGCCTTTCAGGTCAAAGTGGTCGCAGCGTTGCAAAACAAACCGCAATTGTGATGTTGGCTTCTTTTGTTTGTCCAAGATGCGGTGGCACAGCTTGTCTTTGTGGCCAGTGCACTCAAAGCACACACGGCGGTCATCCATCGGGTCACGGTCACGGTCAAACATGCGGCCTGCCAAATCTTCTGCTTGCACTTCGGTCAATCCTTCAGCCATGAATCGTGCTTTGCGGCGTATGACCAGTTGGTCTTCTTGTTCGGTCACGATTGTTTCCTTGCTAGACGTGCAATCAATGCGCTGTCACGCAATTCTTTGCCAAATGCTAAACGCAACAAGTCAAACCATGTAAATTCAACAATGTCACTCTTGAATGGGTGTGGTGTAAATTTCATTCTTGTCCCCTTGCTCGGATTGCTGCTCCGCATTGCATCATCATCCAGCCTTGGGCTTTGTTGTTGTCATCGCCTTTCATGCCATGCGTAATTGCATATTCATCACACACCTTTGCGCAAGCCTCACGCTCTTTAGCTGCTGCCAATTCAATTAAATTTTTAGCATAGTCAAGACCAATAACTGGCATCCAGTTCACATCCGTTGCCACATAAAGGCCAGCCTGTTTAACCAATTCAATAATTTCATCTTGTGTCATTTGGTCACCTGTACATCATGTGTTTCGCAACGACCCGCCAAGATGTCCTGCACACGCTTTTCAGTCTTGCGGTGGCAGTGCATCATGGTTCGCTCGGGCATCTCTTTAAGGGCTGTCTCGTAGTCTTCCAAAAGCCCACGGACTGTTTTGATGCCCACACCGTCCAATCGAATTGGCACGTTCTTTGTGATTGATCGTTGCCCTGCAATCGCCAGCGCCTTCACAGCGTCTTCAATCAATCCATCGGGGTCTTTTGCCCAGCCCATCTCAATCAATGTCTCCATCATGTTTAGGGCATCGGTGACAATTTCCCAATCATGGATGGTGGGGTAGGCTGCACGCTCCAGAGCCAGCAGGCCATCCTTCATCTTTTTGATCTGGTGCTCACGCTTGTGGTCGGGCATGGGCTTGACGGGGTCAGCCAACATGACGTCCATCAAGCTGTAGGTGTGGTGGTATTTCATTTAATACCCACTGGGCAATAGAACTCATCCACCGCAACAAATACGGGCGGCAAAACCAATTCAAAAAATAAAATTCCAAGAGCCACATTCCATGCGCTGACTTTGTAGACCAAATTAGGGTTCTTGTCTTCTCCAATGCCAACGCATGGCCCAAACTCTGTGTTTGATGTGCAGCCAGTGAGCAACACCACCAACATCAATGCAATTATTTTTTTCATTTGCGTGCCTCCAGCATTGCGTCTGCAAAGTCATAAGCCGAATCAGCAATCAGTTTGTGTTTATCTATGGCATATTTATGAAGAAGTGCTTGCATTGCCTTGGCAGCAAAGTAATCACGCAAGGTCATGCCAGTAATATGCATACCAAGCGTTTGTGTTCCATGTTGATGTAATGGGAATGCTGGCCCACCTGTTTCTTTTTTCATCATGCTCTCCTGTTGATCCCACGACATTGTGGTGGAGAAACTATAACATGAAATTTAAGGAAGGGGAGTTTGCGCAAAAATTTTTTTGCAGGGGTTTTTGGCGCTGGACGAGGCTTTCCCCCTCTCCCTTGATTTCACCCAAAGACCCCCCCTACCCCACGAGGATGGGGGTAAGGGAGGAGGTTGGGTGCTTCACCGCTCAGTGAGCATCATCATGGCAACTTGCGTTGACCCCCCGGCGTGATGATTCGACCAGCCGCACGGATTGTTCGGGAACTGCCCCCTAGCCCATGTGATTGATGATGGTGGCTGGCTTCGAACCCAGCGCGTACCCCTGCCGGAGCTGCTCTTCCCACCGATGCCTCGGCCCACCTTGTGGTGGATTTTCTGAGCTACACCATCATCAATCACACGGTTGCATACCGTGTACGCTTTCCTTCCGCGCCACCACGACTGGGGTGCTTGCTATCGTGCGGAGTACGGGTAAGGCAGAAAGCAAAAAACCCATTGGTGAACGAGCTTTAGGCTTGGTTGCCGCATAAGAGCCTGCACAGACAGGACATCCTAGCTTTGACGAAGCCCGCTCACCAATGGGTTTGCGAGTGCGTTTCTGTGAACTACAACGGGTTACCAAGCCGTTGATGATCGGATTATACAGTCGTTGTTTCACCTCGTGTCAATACATACCGCCGCAAATCCATAATTTTTTTTGCAACAGCGAACAAACCGTGTTTTTTATGCAAATCGTTGGCGTCCCAACCGACCTCGTCCGCCATCGTCCAAGGCAGGCCAGTTTGAATCGCTGATCGTTCACCCATCATGCCCACCTCTGCGCCAGTCTCAGGGTGCTTTTTGTTTGGGTCATTGTCGGCAAAGACGTAGCGCTGGCCTTTGATCTGATCCGCCACCTGAATCAAGTTCGATGCTGAGAAGCACACCACCACAGACGCGATAGAACCCGTGCTGCGCAGCGCATCTCGCACAGATAGACCTGTGGCGTACCCTTCAGTCAACCAAATCTCTGAGGCGTCTCTGGCGCCCATGTACAGCACGGCGTTCTTGGCTCTCATGCCGGGCAGCATCTTCTTTTCGTACTTCATGTTCGGGGCGTCCCAATAGATCGACTGGTAGCCTTGAATCTTGTTGGTCACCACGTTGCGCATGGGGATCAACAGCTTGTTGTCTAAAACCAACATTTTCTCGTCAGGGAAGCCTTTGATCTGAAGGTAGGGGTGCGTGCTGGGCTTGGCGTTGCGCAAGGTGATCATTGCGCGTTCGGCCGCCAGCTCATACGACAGATCTTTGTCGGCGTTGGCTGTCTGGCGCTTGAGTGCCCAATCACGCTTTTCTTGGTCTGTCCAAGGCTTGGCGTGGGGGTCTTCGTACCACATCGCCCGAGCGTCACCGCTCCAGTCCATCACCCAACCGCGCTGGCCATCCCAAAAGAATGCGCCATTGGTTGATCGGGGCTTGTCCACCGTGCCAGTGCGACGAATCTTGTCCGAGGCGTAGAACTTGGCGGGATCAATGTCGATGCCATGGGCGCGTGCAAAAGCAATGAAACTCATTTTGCACTCACTGGGTAAAAGGTCACTACATCGGATTTCCAATGAATAGTGGCTTTGCAGCCCAACTTCTTGGCTGTGCTCTCAATCCAGTGCTTGATCGCAGGCTCGTATATTAATTTTTCAAGCAAAGCCAAACTGATGGTCGCCTCTTTGCCGCTATTCACCTTCTCGGCAATCCATGCTTCATAGTTCATGCTTGTCCCCTTGCTCTGATTGCTTGTGCAAAATCATTTCCTATTGCTTGCATTTCTTCAGCCAGACCATAGTCTTCACAAACTTTTGCACATGCCTCACGTTCTTTAGCTGCTGCACGTTCCTCTACCAGTTTGGCAAATCTCTCCATGAATGGATAAAAAGATTTCTCATTTTGTTCGCATGTATTGTGACCATAGCCACCAGCCTCACCGATCATTTCAATGGTGTCTTGTTGTGTCATTTGCCTGCTCCTTTGCGCCATTGCATGTTCATCTGAGTAATTTTGTTGTAAACATTGCGGGTAATCTCAACCGTGGGCGCAGTCGTGAATCGCCATGTCGGGTCTTGCCCTGTGATCTTCTTGTAGAGGTGATACGCACGGCCTTGCTGGTTCTCGGGCTTGCTGTGGTGACGAGCATATGAGACGCATTGATGCCAAAGGTGCTCAAGGTTGTCAGCCAGTTTCTTTTTGTTCTTGCCTTCACCAATGAAAATCTCTTGCATCTGACCCGGCAGCGCCTCTTTCATGGCAGGCGACACCTTCTCATACCCGCACGCCATGCAGCGTTTATGGAATGGTTTGTAGCCACACTTGGGGCAACCCTTCAACTCGTAGTCTTCGTCTTTGCGAATCTTCTTGTCGAGCTTCTCGCCATCGTCCAGCTTGTCCAGACCGTTAAAAAACACTTCGGTGAAGT